AATTTGAATATCTTGGTTCAACAAACTTTCGCAAGAACTGGAGCAGTCTAATATGACACAAGCACTTAACTTAGCTAACTTTGCTAATAACTTAAATACTGCTGGAGCAACTAGCAATTCAGGGCTACAGAATAGTTCTGTAACTGTTACTGCTGGAACTGGCATGAGTGGTGGCGGAGCAGTAGCATTAGGCTCATCTGTAACGCTTACCAATGCTGGTGTTACTTCTATTGCCGCTGGTACTGGTATTTCTGTTTCAGCATCTACTGGTGGGGTAACTATTACTAATACTTCTGTAGCCTCAAATAATATTCTCGGTCAAGTTTTTACATCAAGTGGCACATTTACTATTCCAACTGGAGTAACAGCACTTAAAGTTACAGTAGTTGGTGGTGGTGGCAATTCTGGAAGTGTTAACTGGGGTGGTAATTCAGCCGCCTCTGGTGGTGGTGGTGGTGGTGCAGTAGCTATTCAGTACTTTACCGGATTAACACCATCCGCTACTTTGTCGGTAACTATCGGTGGTGCTGGCGGTACTTCACAAATTGCTTCTGGTACACAGTCTATTACAACTGTTTCTGCTACTGGAGGCTCGGCTAGTGCAGCAGCAACTGGTTTCAGTACTACTGGTGGTGCTGGCGGTACTTTTTCAGGTGCGGCATACGGCATGGCTGGTGGTTCTGGTGGTGATGGTACTGCAAATGGATATGGAGCTTTTGGAGGTGGCGGGGGAGGTGCTGCAGGTGGAGGTAGTGGCGAAAATGGTTTTGGTACAGGTTATGGTGATGCTTCTGGAGGTATTGGAGGCGGGGGTACTTTTGGCCATGGTGGCAAGTCATATGGCAACGTTAATATTGCCGGTACTGCAGGTAGTGGTTACGGAAGCGGTGCTTCAGGAGCATTATGTAACTATAGCTCTTATGGTGGTGGTTCTGGTACTTCTGGTCTTGTAATCTTTGAATGGTAATCTAAAATGACAACTCAAAACTATTTAATCGTAGAAGCAAATATCGTAACCAATAATGTTGTATGGGATGGTAATACACAAACTTGGACACCCCCAGCAGATTCTATTCAGCTTGTTCAATCTACTACTCCAGCAATGGTCTGGGTAGGAACTACAGTTGAAAATTTACCAGCGACTATTCCACCAACATATACAACTACTTATAACTTAGAAGAAATAGTAGGTGCTGGAGATATTGGCTTTACTTGGGACGGCACAGTCCTCACTACTAACCAACCTAAACCAGCATGATAAAAATTGAAGCATTAGAAGATGGCACAGTATTTGTAAATGTATTTGCTGAAGGAAAGTATTAAGTTATAATTAGCAAAATAAGACAATATCCGTTTCCCTGTGAGTGCATAGGGTTATTAACCTAGTTAGGAGTGGTATATGGCTGTCTTTAATAAGAACTCGCTTGCCCAAGTTTCAGGATTTGATAATCCCATTATTGCTGGAGAATTGGTTTGGAATCAGCAAAATTACTGGAATCTTTCCTTTATCAATTCGGCAACATCGCTTCCTTATGATTTAACTGGTGCTACTTTAGATGCTACGATTATTCGTAGAACAGTCACCAATATTCATGATTCTCGCTATGGTTTAACTTTTGACATAGCAGACTACATTCCAGCACCTACAGCGGTTGATTTAACGATTGACAATATCGTAGAAGCTAATGGGTCATTTACTCTCATCATTGATTCAGATGCTTGGGGCTTACTATCTAATTCTACTGAACTTGATATTAACGCAACGAATTGCGTAGGCTTTAGTGGAAGAATCAAAATCAGCCTACCAGTTCAAGGGATTACTCCAGCACAAGATTTAATTATCTTTCTCTTATTCCTTGTTCGTTCAGATGGAGTTATAAATTAAATGGCAAACCTTACTATACAAGTAGTGGATAGCAACAACCTTGATGTAATCGTGGATTCAAGCGTTTCAGGTGTAGGAATTTCTAATGTAGCTATTGAATATGTACCGCCATCTACTTATTACCTTGTTTTTACCTACACCAATGGCACTACAGAAAGCGTAGAACTTCCATCTGTTTCTGCTGGTGTTCTTTCTTTTAATACTCGTATTGGTAATGTAACTTTACTGTTTTCAGATGTAACTGGTGCTTTAGGATATACACCTCCTACACCTACAGGAACAGGAGCAACAGGCACTTGGAATATTTCTGTATTAGGAAATGCGGCAACTGTAACTAATGGAGTTGTAACTACTGGCACTTATTCTGACCCTAATTGGATTACAGCATTATCTTCTTCTAAATTAACAGGTCAAGTTGCGATTGCTAATGGCGGCACTAATGCCACAACAGCGGCAAATGCTAGAGTTAATTTACTTCCATCCTATACAGGTAACGGCAATAAGCGTCTTGGATTAAATTCAGGTGCAACTGATGTTGAGTGGGTTACTGATGGTGGAGGTACAGTTACCTCAGTTGGAGGCACAGGCTCAGTTAATGGGATAACCCTTACAGGGTTAGTTACCTCATCAGGAAATTTAACGCTTGGCGGCACACTTGGTTCAATTAACAATAGTCAGCTTAGTAATTCAAAAGTTACAATAGGAACTACTGATATTAGTTTAGGCACAAGTTCTACTACTCTAGCTGGATTAACTTCAGTATCCTCTACTAGCTTTACTGGTGCTTTAACAGGAAATGCAGATACAGTTACAAATGGAGTGGTTACTACAGGCTCTTATTCCAATCCATCTTGGATTACTGCTTTAGCTGGCGCAAAAATTACTGGTGATATAGCTGGTAATGCTGGAACAGTTACCAATGGCGTTTATACGACTGATATAGGCACAGTTACTAATACTATGCTTGCTTCAAGTGCTTATACAGCACCAGGCACAATTGGTAGCGGTACTCCTAATAGTGGTGCATTCACAACATTGTCAGCATCTAGCACAGTAAGTGGGTCTGGATTTAGCACATATTTAGCAAGCCCACCTGCAATTGGTGGAACTGCTGCTGCGGCAGGTACATTTACTAGCTTAACTTTAAGTGGCACAAGTTCAAATTTAAATGGTGATTTTTCAAACGCTACTGTATTAAGCAGAAGTTCATTTAAAACCACTACTGTTAATGGTTCAACAGGTATTTATGCGTTACCTAATGGCACAAGCACAGCAGCTTCATGGCAAGCTAGTAACGCAGCCGACCCAACCAATGCAAGTAAAATTTTAATTGCCACTAACGGCTCTACAGACGTTCAATTAGTATCAGGCATCAATGGCACAGGGACATATTTACCATTAACTTTTTACACAAGTGGCGCAGAAAAAATGCGTTTAGATACTAGTGGTAACGTAGGGATTGGAACAAATAGTCCAGGGGCAAAATTAGAAGTAAACGGCAATATATATGCAAATCCAGCCGCTAATGCAAGAATAAGAGCATATAACACAACTGGTACTGCTCAAACTACAGGAATAGGTGCAGATAGTGGTATAGGTTGGATTGGTTCAGAAACAAACACTCCGTTTTATTTTGCTACTAACAATACAGAACGTATGCGTATCGACTCCTCTGGCAACGTAGGGATTGGTACAAGTAGTCCTGCAAGTATTTTAAATTTATATGCCACTACAAAACCAACGTTAAAATTTGGAGATTCTACTTTAGGTAATAATTATGGCGGATATATAACTGGATATGGAACAACTGGCCTTGGTGGATTTTTAAGTATTGGAACTAATGACAATACTGTATTAAGTGAAGCCGTGCAAATTCAACAACAAGCGGCAAGTATTTTATTTAAGACATCTACAGGAACAGCTGGAAGTACAACAGAACGTATGCGTATTGATTCTAATGGTAATTTAAACATTGGGAACTCAGGAAATTTTGGAGCTAAAGTAAGTGTAAATTTTGATATTTCATCAACCTATGGGATATATTTATCACCTAGCTCGTCAACATATACAAAAGGATTTATTGCTTTTAATAACGGAAGTGGGTCACTTGTCGGTCAAATAACAACTAACGGGACTGCTACCACGTATGCAACTTCATCAGACTATAGACTAAAAGAAAACGTACTACCTATGGTTGGTGCTTTAGATACTGTCGCACAACTTAAACCTGTTACATATAAATGGAAATCTGACGGCTCTGATGGTCAAGGCTTTATTGCTCACGAACTGCAAGAAGTAGTGCCTGACTGCGTAACAGGTGAAAAAGATGCTGTAGATGAAAAAGGTGAACCTAAATATCAAGGCATTGATACATCATTCCTAGTAGCTACATTAACAGCAGCTATTCAAGAACTTAAAGCTATCATAGACACACAAGCAGAACGTATCGCAGTATTGGAAGCTAAATAATGGCTAACTACACTTGGTCTATTAAAGGCATAGAAGCTGAAAACGAAGTTATTACTTGTGCTAAATACCAAGTAATTGCTAATAATGATGACAACTCTGTAGAAACAGAAGGCAATTGGTATTTTAACGGCACAATAGACAAACCTTTTGCAGATATTATAGAGCAAGACGTAATAGATTTAATTCAAAAAGAATCTATCAAAGACGGTCTAAATATTATAGAATCACGACTAGATGAACAACTTGCTTATTTAGCTGATAATCAAGTTAAATCTGTAGCCCCGTGGTTACCACAAACATTCACGCCTAGCATTTAGGACATATCATGGCTCAACCAATAGACATTATCTCAAGAGCATTAAAAGACATTGGCGCATTAGCTTCTGGTGAAACTCCAACGGCAGATGAAGCGCAAGATGCTTTTGATATGTTAAATGACATGATTGACCAATGGTCTAATGAAGATATGATGGTTTTTTATAGAACTGAAATCGTATTCCCGATTACACCAGGTCAAACACAATACACTATCGGCCCAGGCGGTCAAATTGGCGCAAATATTACAGGTTCAATCTCAGGTAACATCTTAACTGTTACTGCTATTGCATCAGGCGCAGTTGCTATTGGTCAAACATTATCAGGCGCAGGTATTTTACCAGGCACTAAAATTACTCAAATGTTGACAGGTGCTGGTGGCAATATTAACGAAGCTGGCACATATCAAGTTAATATTAGTCAAAATGTATCATCAACATCAATCAATCTTTACTATCAACGCCCATTAGGCATTAATTCAGCGTTTGTGCGTATTAACACTAACTCTAATGGCGCAGTAGTCGCTAATGGTGGTCTTGACTATCCTGTAGCTGTATTGAACGTAGAAGATTATGAAATGATTGGTCTTAAAACGCTTAATGGCCCGTGGCCTAAAGCCCTTTACTACCAACCAACAGAAACATTAGGTAACTTATTTGTATGGCCTAATCCAGCACAAGGCGAGATGCACTTGTTTGTTGATACTATATTTACTCCTTTTGTGACTTTATATGATGTCATTAATCTACCACAGGGCTATTCTATGGCTCTTAGATGGTGTTTAGCAGAACGTTTAATGCCTATGTATGGCAAAGCAAACGCAACGCAAATAGCGATGATTAATGCTTATGCAGCGCAATCTAAAGCAACGCTAAAACGCACCAATATGAAACCAGTTCAAACATCACGCTTTAACGATGCAATTCTATCTAGCCGTCAAAAAGATGCTGGCTGGATTTTATCAGGGGGCTTCTTTAGATAATGGCTGACTTTGGATTTGTAGGGCCAAGTTATGAAGCACCTTCCATCTATCAAGATGCTCAAGAGTGTATTAACTGGCGGCCAGAAATTGACCCATTAAAACAGCCAGGTCAACGTGGTGTTGTGTCTTTGTATCCAACGCCTGGTCTTACAACGCAAATTGTATTTCAAAATAAACAAGAAGTGCGTGGTATGCGTACTGTGTCGGGTGACAATTATTTAGTTGCTGTCTGTGGCCCTTATGTTTATGTAATGACTTCTAACTATGTTCCTACATTGGTAGGTACATTAAACACTTCTACAGGTCGTGTAGGCATTACTGATAATGGTGTCAACGTATATATCGTTGATGGACAATATCGCTACACATGGCGTATTTCAAATCCTGCTAGTGCTACTTTTATAGGCTCAGTATCAGGCACAACATTAACAGTTACTTTGCTAAAAAGCGGAACTATTGGCATAGGTCAATCGTTATTTGGTTTAGGTGTAACTCCAGAAACTGTTATTACAGCTTTGGGTACTGGAACTGGTGGCCCTGGCACTTATACAATTAACGTATCGCAAACAGAAGCAAGCGAAGTATTTAACTCTGCTGCTGTTGGTGCAACAATTACAGGCTCAATCTCAGGGAATATTCTTACAGTAACTGCTATTACAGGCACTTTATATCCAGGTCAAACGATACAAGGTACAAGCGTAACTGCTGGAACAATTATAACGACTTTAGGCAGCGGTACTGTATTAAGTCAAACAATCGCTACAGCAGGTACAGGTTATGCAGTCAATGACACGGTAACTGTGCTTGGTGGTGTATATGGCACGACTCCTGCAACCTATACAGTCACTTCTGTTGGTGGTAGTGGTGCGGTGACAGGTTTGACACAAACTAACGCTGGTCAATACACATCAGTTCCTTCTAATCCTGCATCAACATCATCAAGTGGTTCTGGCACAGGTTTAACACTTACGCTTACTACAGGCACAGGAACTGGCGGTACAGGTACTTATGTATTAAATAATAGTCAAACTGTTGGCTCTGAAACGCTATATGCGCTTAACTTTAGCGTGTTGCCATCAACAGATGGTGCTTTTAGCGGTGGTAATACTGTAGATATTGTAGACAACTATTTTATTTACAACAAACCTAATTCACAACAATGGGGCGCATCTAATCCATTGTCACCAATCAGTCAAGGCTTGAGCTTTTCATCTAAAGACGGCTCGCCTGATAATTTAGTTTCAATTATTGCTGACCATCGTGAAGTTTATTTGTTGGGTGAAACATCATCAGAAGTTTGGGTGGATGTAGGCACATTTCCGTTCCCTTTCCAACGTATTCCAGGCACTAATACTCAACATGGTATTGCAGCTAAATTCTCTGTAGCTCGTTTAGGCAATTCTTTTGCTTATGTATCACGCAACAATCGTGGTCAAGCACAAATTATGCAGATGAATGGCTATATGCCACAGCGTATTTCTACTCATGCTGTAGAGCAAAGTTTAGTCAATCAATACATTGATGATGCGTATGCGTGGACTTATCAATTAGAAGGTCACGAATGTTACGTTGTTTCATTCCCATCAGTTAATTTAACTTGGGTATATGATATTTCTACTCAAATGTGGCATAAGTGGCTAACTACAGACCCACAAACAGGCGAATATACAATGTATACAGTCAGTTGTTCTGCTGTATTTCAAGGTGATGTTGTTGTAGGCGATATTGCAAATGGTCATATTTACAAACTTGACCCATCTAATTACACAGATGATGGTAATCAAGTACGCAGATTAAGACGCGCACCACATTTAGTGACTGATTTACAACGTCAATACTTAGAAGAATTGCAAATTCAATTCCAACCTGGCGTTGGTACAACAGGCGTATCATTGCAAGCTGGTCAATATATTTCTGACCCTTACACTATTTACCCTGACGATACGCTAACAATTCAATTTGCAGAGTCATTGTATTTGGGATTAAATTCACAAATTAATTCATCAACACCAACAACAAATCCACAAGCGATGTTGCGTTGGTCTAATGATGGTGGCTCTACTTGGTCTAAAGAACATTGGGTAAGTATTGGCGCAGAAGGTAAATATAAAAATCGTGCTATTTGGCGTAGACTTGGATGGTCAAGAGATAGAGTGTTTGAAGTAGTGGTTACAGACCCAGTTAAGGCTGTGATAGTATCTGCTAATCTAAAAGCATCTGAAGGTGACAATTAATGTCAGCTAATAATGGATTGTATGGCGTTAATCAAACTAACCCATATCCACAGACTGAGTTTTTGGATGGTCAGACTAAACGACCTACTCGTGCATGGCAACAGTTTTTTCTTAACTTATTGAACTTTACTAGCGCACCAACAGCGACAACAGGTACTGCCACACTACCTGCAAAGCCCGTAGGCTTCATAAATATTACGGTGAATGGTAAGCCATACAAAGTGCCTTATTATAATGTCTAATCGCGCTATAAATCTTATCTACAATACTGTAAAAGATAGATTAAGCATTACAGCAGAACAATTTGCTGAAGCATTACAAGGTTGGGAGTTTGTAGAATTAGAGCATGACGATAAATTGTTTGGCGTTGTAATGATTAAAGACAATGAATTGCACGTTAGCTTTGATGGAGTGCCTAAGTTTAGTATCAGAAAGCATATTAAAAGAACCATTGGTCAAGTAATAGAAAAGTATGGTCACGCAGTAACATCGGTGACAAAAGGCAATGAAAAAGGATTAAATTTTTGTAAACGCTTTGGCTTTGTTGAAATTGACGAAGATTCAAGTAAAATATACATGAAATGTGATAGGTGCAACTATGTTCGGTAATCAATTTAAATTTAGTAGCGTAATGAAAGCCCCAGGGTATAACGACCCTGTATCTGCCGCATTAAGCGTTGGTGGCTCTTTAGTTAGCGGATTAATGAGTTCTAATGCTGCTCAAAGCGCAGCGGATACTCAAGCTCAAACTGCTGCTAATCAAGCGCAATTACAACAAAATATATTTAATACTCAGAACGCTCAACTTGCACCAGCTAGAGCAACTGGTTACTCAGGACTAAATACTATTGGTTCTATGTTGCCTGGCACTACACAGACTTACGATGCACAAGGTAATCCAATTGGCACACAAACAGGCACAGGTTATTTAACTCATCAATTTAATGCTCAAGATTTAAATGCCAATTTAGCACCTAATTATCAATGGCAATTAGGGCAAGGTCAGCAAGCTACCAATGCTCAATCTAATGCTACTGGTGGGTTAGTTGGTGGTAATTCACTTAAAGCACTTCAAGATTACACACAAAACTTTGCTGGCAATGCTTATCAACAAGCGTTTGCAAACTATAATACACAGCGCGGAAACATTTACAATACGTTAGCTTCTATTGCTGGATTAGGTCAAACTGCACAAAACGCATCAAATACTTTGGCATCTAATTATGGCACTAATGCTGCAAACTTGGCTACTGGTGGTGCTGCTGCTCAAGCTGCTGGTACAGTTGGTTCTGCTAATGCGCTTGGCGGTGCAATTGGTAATGCTGCTAATATGTATTCATTAAGCAATATTCTTGGTGGAAATAATCAAACTTATGGTAGTGGAAATACTAATGCCGCTGGTGGAATTTCATTAATAGGCGGTGGTGGTGGAAATGCCGTTTCTAATTACAATCCATCTATTTTAGAATCTTAGGATAAATCATGGCTGCATTTAATATTGACTCAGAAATTTCATTAGGTGCAAAACCACCTGCTGCTATTAGCATAGGCGATATGCTTAACATTGCTCGTGGCGCACAAGCGTATAAACAAGCTCAACAAATTAATCCATTAGCAGTTCGTGAGCAACAAGCTGCAACAGAGCTTGCAGAAGGAACATTAAAGCCAAAAATTGAACAACAAGCCTATCAAACTGAATTAGCTGGCACTCAATCTAAAAGCGCAAAATTTAAATTTACAAATGAAATGGCTCAAGTTGTAAGCGATGAAGCAAATGCAACTATAAATGACCCAAGAATTAAAAATGCTGAAGATACTCCAGAAGGCAGACAAGCAGCTTTAGAAGCTATTGTGGCATCTAAAAAACGTGCAATTAATAAAGGTGTTGATGAACATCTTGCAGAAGCTATTTATGCGCCTTATATTTCTAAAGCAGCTACTAATCCTTCTGCTATTTATCAAGAAGGAATTAATTCTATTCGCGCTGGCACTGGCGCACAAGGTGAAGCTAATCTTAACAATCCTACACTTGAAACAATTAATGGAGTTCCACAATTAGTAACTAAAGGTACTGGTGCTGTTCAACCATTAAATATGAATGCACCAATTTCAACACCAGTTACTGATGTAACAGGCAGAACATCTATTCAACAACGTGATGCTCAAGGTAATATTATTGGTGTTGCACCATATCCAACAAGTCCTGCAAATCAACCTGCATCTCCACCAGAATTTTTTAATATTCCAGTTGGAGAAACTAAAGAAAGTTTGAATGAAGTTCAAGGAATCCGCAAAGCCGCAAATAATGCTGCTGGCGCAGTTCCAGGCTTGCATGACAATAATAGAGAAGTTATTAGATTGGCTAAAAGCACAACTACTGGTGGTGGCGCAGATATTCTTAGAAATCTTGGTGGCGGTTATGCTTTATTGCCGTGGACTACTGATGATGCGACTAACTTTGATAAATTAGGTCATTACATTGCTAATAACAATATTGCATTGTCACAACAAGCTGGTTTAGGTACAGATGCAGGTCGTGAATTAACAGCACAAACATCAGGAAGCAAAAAATTTACAAGAGAAGCAGTTATTTCTATTGCAAAAACAAATGATGCTTTGGCTAGTGGTGCTGATTTATTTAATCGTGGCATTGAAAATAATATTAAACGAACAGGCAATCTTTTTGCGGCTCGTGATTTTAAAAATCAATGGGCACAAACTGTTGATGTAAATGCTTTACGTTTATATAACGCATTGAATAATAATGATAAAGATGAAATGCGCGAAGTTGTTAAAAATGTTGGTGGCATTAAATCTCCACAATATAAAACATTATTGCAACGTATTGATAAAATGAACCATCTTATTCAAGGGCAATAATAATGGATGATTTGCAAAATCTATCTTCTGAAGCCGTTGATGCTCAGGTTCAAAATGCTTTAGGGTATAAACCTAAACAATTAAAAACATCTGATGCAAATTTAGGCAATATTAGACCAACTGGTTCAAGCACAGGATTTGCTCAACCAACATCAAAAGAACAAGGGATTAAAGATATTGATGCTAATTTGCTTGCTTATGGTCAAAAGCATGGTATTGACACATTAAGAGGTGTTATTTCTCGTTGGGCACCCCCAAATGAAAACGATACTAATTCTTATGTCGACACAGTATCTAAAAGATTAAGTCTTAATCCTGACCAAAAAATTGATTTAAATGACCCTGCAATTCGTCATTTAATTGGTGCTGGTATTATGTTGCAAGAAAAAGGGCCACAAGCTCTTTACAAAACAAATGCGTCACAAGCTCAACAACCAACTGATGATTTAGACTCTTTAAAAAATTTATCATCAAGTTCTATTGATTTGGCTGTTCAAGGTGCATTAAAAGAAACTCCACAAGTTAAACAAAAACCAACAACCACAACTCAAGATTTAACACAACAAGCAACAAACTTTTATCAAAAAAATAAAATGACTCCAGAAGAGTTTGAAAAAGAAAGTTTGTTAAGCCCACTTACTAAAACATTGGTTGGCGTAAGCACAGGAA